CTTTGTATGTCAAATATGGCATTTACTTCTCCCTGTTAATTAAGATAATTACTGCTCAACCGTAACACAACGACCACCTGCGGGCGGAACAAAGCTAGAGTTCTGTGTAACAAACCACATGGTAGGAGTCGTTACTTCCCACTTAGGATTATTCTCCACATAGCCATCGGTAAAGATAACCAAGGCTTCAGCATTGATTGAACTCTTAATTATGTATTCGCTGACACAACCAACATGAGTGCCACCACCGCCTTGGGGTTTGAGCATCTTGGCAATGTCTCCATAGTTACCTTCAAAGATTTGCTCACCATGCACCTTGGTATCCCACCACAAGACTCGCACCTTGTCGGGGCTACAAGTTTCACAGATGGATGCCAGTTCTGAGGCAAACTCAGAGATTTGCTCATTGTCAATAGAGCCTGATGTGTCGATAGCAACTACCAACTCACCCATCGTCTCAGAGTGCATAGATGGTAGATACATATCATTAGCGAGATAAGACTTGTTCATCTTGCGCCATGTGTATTCATCTTTGCCACGCATCGCTGATTGAACAAACTCACGAAAGACCTCTCGCCAATCCACCTTTGGTTCAAGCAAATCTCCAATGACACGAGGGATAGATGCGCCCATCCGCCCTGCTAGCATACCGCCCTGCCGTAATGCTTTATCAACTGCATCCTCCAACTTCTTCAACTCCTCGGCAGTCATGTCTTCAATCTCCTTGAACACATGGTCATCCATACCCTTGTCCATGTTGCGTAGCGCCTCGTCAATGTCAGTCTCGTTTTGGCTTTCATCATTCGTTGAACTGTTGTTTTGCTGAGGGCATGGCTGAGGCTGATTACCGTCTTGGTCTGCCTTGTCAAGTTCCTCCTTGCGTTTCTTCAAATACTCGTAGACCTTACGGACTGACCAATTATGAAACATTGGGTGATACAACCAATTAGGGTTAAGCGTAACCAATGGTTCTTTGTTGTGTCCTACTGTGCCAACAGTATTCTTGATGACATCATTGACAACGAAGTCCATCGCATAATTAAGCATCTTATGGTCATGGCTTAGGTCTCGGTGTCTTGGTATTTGCTTCAATGCCACATGAAGGTTCTCATGCAACACCACACCTCGCAACTCCGACTCCAACTTATACTCGGCGATATGTTCCTTGCAATACACCTTGTTCATGCCGTCGGTGTAGGCGGTAAACATTCTGCCGTAAGTCTTGGCATCAATGACTTCATTCTTACCCGACGCAATAATCTGCGAATACAATGCAGTCATTGGATGTTGCATCAAAGTAATATGCGCTTTCTTCAAGCGTGTTTCTTCTGCGGTTCTCATACCGTTTCTCCCTGTGTTGAACTACTAATTAATCACCAAACAACTCATGGTTAGCTACTGCCCATGTCTTGATTTCCTCGTTGTTACGAGCAATCTTGGCTGTGCGTTTAGCCCTCATAATCATCGTAAAGAATATTGCCTGACACTCATCGCTAGCGACTCTCTTCACGAACTTCATGAACTTGGATAGCTCATCCTGTGTCTCTAACAAGTCTATCGCCTGAAACATAATCATAAGAAGGGCTGACATATCTTTTGGAACTTCTATGTCGTCTGGCTTCTTCAAGATGTCCTTGAAGTCAGGTAATTGTTCCTCTAGCGATAAAAACGCTGACATCTGTTTGGCGGCGGATACACCGATTGTCCCTGCAAGAGCAACCATCGTGGCATTCTCACCGAGGATGTTTTTGTTTTCAACGATGACTGAACTCTTAGCTAACGACCGAGGCGATACGAACTGATTCCCTGCTCTCTTTGGATTAAAGATTACAGTATTCTCGTCTTGGTCTCCACTCCGATAAGATGCCAACCAATTAGGATGCATGGCTACGCAAGAACGAATCGAACGATGGATTCCGTTCTCCGACGCCCATAACAACCACTCTTTCGGGGCAGGTTTAGCCATCTCAATCTTACACACACGATTCCCTGCGTGGGCAAGCATAGAGTCACCGACACCATCTGTTGCATTATTAGATGTTGCAAAGATGATTGACCCCTTGGGTAACGGCACATCACCAACCATTCTTTCTAGCATCATGCGAGTAAAGATAATCTGTAATAGCTTTGGCGCTTTCATCAACTCGTCAAGGCAGATGACTTTCTTCTTGCCGTTGCCTAGCTTGAACAGACCTGCGACATAGTATTCCAAGGTCTTGGTCTCATGGTTAGGAATAACCATACCAATGTCAGACATATCTTTGACAGGACAGTCCACATATATGTAGTCATACTCGGCAGTCCCCAAATCCTCTTCTAGCATATTCAAGAGGCTAGTCTTACCGACCCCTGGCTCACTAATAATGACTGGGGTAAGACTCTTACCAATGATAGGAATCGCTTTACGCAATTCGCTGATGGACATAGTTTCTACTAGATTAAGTTTCATTTGATTCTCCCTGTTTAGGTTTAGATTGATTGAAATGCACCGAACTTCATTAGAATGTCATCGACACCCTTCTTCACGCTTTCACGCACCGCATCGCTTTCTCGAATATCCTCTGCTGAGACACCGCCTAAGACTTTCTCCAACGATACAGACGCTTTAGCTAACTCTTCGTCATTCGTAAGATTGAACGACCTAAAGGTCTCGCACAAGTCCTTAGCCTTATCGACTGTGGTCTCGTATATCTTCCGTTTCTTGGTCTTGACTTCTCCATCCGTTGAACTGCTAATTTCGTCAACACCGCAACAATGGCTGATGGACTCCATGACCTCCATGAACTGATTAGCAATATCAGCCATGACCTGTGGAACAATCTCATCGTTGACTTGCTTTTGGTATGTAATTTTTAAGTCTTCAGCCAAGTCCTGCGCTATGGAACAGCGAAAGTCCGACTGTGGAACTTCTGCCACATACAACCTGATACGGAACTTGTCCTTGATTTGGTTCACATCGGGATACTCCTGTCTATTAAACATATCTCCCTGCTTGAAAGCCATATTGCTGACGATGGTGGGATACTTAGCCAAGAACTCATCACGCAACGCAAAGTAAGCCTTCTCATGGTGTTGAAACTCTGTTTTGAACTTTGGCAAATTCACAACAGGCAACAACCGCAATGACCCATTCCAATCGTAAGTTGACCTACGAAGCCAGTTATAAACGGTCTGTCTATAATTGAGCAGTTGCTTATGGGTGGGGTCGTCAGCTAAGAGATTCTTTACATACCGCCCTGCTGAATGGTCTGCTTTCTTAGCCGTTGTTACCTCATTAGAGATAACTCTATCTTGCTTAGTCGCTGACCAAACGCTTACTTCTGCATTGACCAAGACTGCCGATGTCGCAAGACTGATGACATGGTTCGGACTGTCTAACTGAATAACACTCATATTTCACCTCACTAAAGATTAACTTCAATAACTGTTGAACTGTTATATAACGGTTCGGCTTAACTGCTTACTGATACGACTTAAACATCTTCACTCCCAACAAACATATTATACCACATACTTTACATATGATAGGGTTTTATACATCTTTTTTATTACATCCAGTCTGCATAAACTTGTCGCCTGACCCCAATCCAATCCCAATCGTATTCACCAAAAAACTCTTCAGTGATGTCATCGGAGTTCTCACCCACACGCACAAAGATACCTCCTATTTCCTCGTTGCCTACGGTCTTGCCATTCTTTTCGTCTACCTCATCAACCCAAGACTGGGCTAACTGCAACAAACCCATATGGCACTTCACATCTTCATAATCTTCATACCACTTCACATCATCGGCAAAGAAGTTCAGCGCAAAGTTCTTCTCGTCTACGACCATATACACATCGGATATTGCTGATGGGAACTTAACCTTTGCTTCAGCTAAGAATGTATAAAACCCATGCTTACATACTGTATCCTCGTCTCCTGTGAATCGTATGGTGTAAGCAACTGTTGAACGATAGCCCATGTTACCCCCCTTGCCCATCTGTTTTGTTGGGACTGTCTTTTCCCGAAATGCCCTGTTGATTTCTACTTTGAATCGTTCTTTCCGCATTGCGTCTGGCATTGTGGATAATCTCTTCCGTTTCATATCTAGCCTCCTCCCACATTACTTGTTCCTGCACTACACATAGTTCGTTGAACTTATCAGCCATGCCCTGCTTATCGCCACGCTTGTGGGCATCCACCGCCTCTTTGAGAATCTGTAGTTCTCTTGCCAAAGAAGCCTTATAAAACTCGGTTATGTCTAAGTCTTTCTTGCTCATACCAAACCTCCAATTATGTTAATCATGAAAACCATCAGTAAAACAAATAAAACTACAGCCCACCCTCTATCTTCCATTAGCTGTTCCCCCTGTTCTCCTAGTAAACCAAGGGATAGTTTTGCGCATTGGTTTATACCCCCCTCGGTTCTTCCTACAATACTTGTGGTCTATTCGTGGGTCAATCCATTTCATTTCACCAACCCTCCCTTGTTATTTAATCCCTTCAGGTCAGCCCTGTCAGTAATCAACATATAGTTCGACTTGTGCATTGGCGCAATGGTTCGCACGACCTTACTCGCTAGGTCATCACCGCATGGCATACAGACTGCATAGCCAATACGAAACCGAGCCTCGTCATAGGTATCGCCACATAGCTTGCACTGTGGGTTAAAAGTCTCATCAATCATGACTCACCTCCCTGTTTGCCAAACGACTTCTCGTATGCGTCAAGCCACGCATTGAAGTCCTTTTCATGTTGCGCCCATTCCTCAGCCCTCAGGTTGTCCTGCGCCAAGTCTAGTTCTAACTGCCGTTGATGGATTTCCATCTTGGTTAGTTTTTCTTCCCAATACTCGTTGAAGAGTTGTTTAACTCTGCCCATGATTAAGCCTCCTCTGTCATTGTTGGAATGAATTCGTAGCCGACCACGAGTAGGGCAAGCAAAACATTGACTGTCAGTAACCGCCCACGCTTGAATAGAATCTCTTGCGTATTTGGGTCACATAAGTCTTGCGCCAAATACAGACCCTCGTTAAGGACTGGGTTAAATATCTGAACTTCTATTTCTTCTTGGATTTGTTTAGTATCCATGACACCTCCTGTTATGATTAATTTCAATAGTCGTTGAACTCTTATTTAAGGAATTGTTCCGACCTCGTAGATTAGCCACTAATTTGTGCGCCTCTCCAGTAATCATTATACCACATACTTTACATATAATAGGCTTCTATCTGACTTTTTTAGGAGGGTCTTCTTGCTGATATTAGGCTTTTACCTTGTTTTTTGCGGTGTAAGTTATTGATATTCCTCGTGTTCTGATGTTCTGAGCCTCGTAACTTTACTAATGGAACTGGAACAAGGTTTTTGCGTGGTGATGGAGATTCTGTAAGTCCTTGTTTTATATATATAATATATAATATATAATAATAATAATAGGGGGCGAAAAGAGAGTTGTTCCAATGTTCTGACTGTTCTGAGGGGATAGGGGGAAAAGTAGTTTTTTGCTTTGCACTCGCAAAATTAAGTAAACGACCAGACCAATTTTATTTTCACTTTCCCAAACCACATTTTTTGGTCAGAACACTGGAACACTGGAACAAAACTATGTAACTCCTTGATTCTACATGGCTTTTCTTGTTCCAGACTTTGTTCCAGCCATGACTTGTTCCAGAACTTGCTCGGCAATACATTGTCTACATGATGAGCCACTTCAACACCTGTTGAACTCTTAAATAAGGAAACGGGCCAACATGGCGCTGTGCGTTGCGTCAGCAAAGAATTCTAAAACTGATGCAAACCCTTGTTCACGCGCGCGAGGACAGATAACTGGTTTCATTTTTTGGGGACAAAAAAAGGGGGAGAGCCTAAGCCCTCCCCCCAAAAACAATCTAGATTACTTCTTGAATACAGCGTTGAAAGCTGATATTGCCTTATCTAACTTAGCGACATCAGCGAATTCATCGCCTTTAGCTTTCGCATTTTTGCAACGAGTTTTCATGGTATCGAAAACGCCCTTATCGTTATAGAGCCATTCCATGAAAGCTAGGTTACCCTTGCGCTGAGTGGTTTCCCCTTTGCGCTCTTTCAGTATTTTGTTACCCTCCGCTTGAAGCTTTGCGAAAGTGGTAGTCTCATACTTGTTGCAACGGGTTCTAATATCCGCAACAATCGCATGCAATACAGGGTTATGAGTCTCTTTCAATTTACCCGCCTGTTGCTGAGTAAAGCTGAAAGCATAATCAACACCAATATTAACTATCTCGGCATTTTTAGGTAACTCAATACCTTGTAATTGCATGTCGCTAACCTTGAGATACTTACCCTCAATAATGCAATACTTAGTAGCTGGGTTTAGCTCTGAGTGTTTGCGCTTGTAACCTTGACGAATCGCCAAAGTATCTTCGTCGCTAACATTATCAGGAAAACCCTTAACCCCTCCATCAAGCGCCCATGTCGCTAATTGCTTGACAGTATGCAACGCACCACCATGCCTATAACCTAAATCAGGCAAGCTAGTAGGTTGATTAGAGTTAATAACAGCGCCTTGCTCAAGGGCATTTACAAGCTTGGTTTTTGTCATATGACAAACCTCCCATTTATGCAATGAATGGCAAATTGAAATTAATTGGCATCACTCAAGGCATGACTAAATTATCTCTTATCCCACGCTATTTGTAAAGTTCAACAGGCGTTGAAACGCTATATACGGAAGCGCACGCTCACGCAGATGCGCTCGAGGACAAATAACTGGTATCAAACCCTCCCACCGAAGTGAGAGGGCTGAAGGTACTACAGGGAAAGCTTAATCACAAACGATTTTGTATTCGTTTACGACTTCGGTCTTACTACCAACCACTACCTTACGGCAGATTGGACTGTCAGACTTCACAGTGGCATCTACTCGAACCACAAACCCATCAAATTGAAACCGATAGGTGCGGTTCAATGCCTGAGCGTAATCTTCCGACTTTGCTTCACGCTCACCATCTAGTGTACCGAGATACCACAACATACTAACTAAGCGCTCATCTTTAAAGCTATCTAGACCTGCCACATAGAAAGTTACTGTTGGTAAACAGTAAGTAGCATCTACTCTGCACACTAGAGAATACTCTTGGTTATCCCACATCTTGCCCACAGGTTCAGGACAAATCATCTTGATGATGTGGGTCAACTGACGGCGCACTGCTTGCAACTGCTTGGCGTTCTTACCCAAGCTATTACGGCTACGGGTAATGTCTGCCTTGGCGTCATCTAATAACTCTACTGCTAATGATTTATTACTCATGTTAAATCTCCCTGTTAATGAGTCGAGCCAATCTCAACCCATGACTAAATTGTATCTCTACCCATGGGATATGTCAAGTAACGGGGCGCTATCCCACCCACCCCCACCCCCCTAAATTGCTCAGATGGGACCCGCGCCCCCCATACCCCATAATCCACACAAATAACTCCACGTTTTTCCCAATCACCCCCCACTTCATCTAAACAACCCTTTACCCACATATATTTTTAAAATTGGCACCAGGACGTACCTAGTCTTAGCATCGCCTAAGATACCCTCCTCCCACACAACTACTACCCGTACCCCCGTTAATTAACCTTACGATACTTTACAAATGTGATTTATAGAAACACCCCCCGTCATCTTTTTTCAAGGTACTTGTTTCCTCTAATATTATTTTGTTGTACACTTCGAACATCTAGGGTTTTACGATGACCGAGAATAGATGGAAAATATAATCATTCCTCACATAGAAGAGGACGTACCGCTTCCAGCCAACGCTACCGAAGCCTTCCCAGAGCTGTCTCCAAAAGAAGAGTTAGACGCAAGAGCTAGGACAATTTCGCTCCTTGCCGAGTTAAACAACACCCCACTGTCCCCCACTGCTGAACATGTGGCGCAAGCAACAGAAATTGCTACCCAGATGATGAATGACCCTAAGCTTAGACCTGAGTTTAAGAACTATCCTAATGAGACATTGGCTTATTTGGCAGGTATGGTGTCCCAAATGAATGTACAACTTGTGGACGACCTAGCTGAAATGAAGATGTATGTGGTCAACAAGCTACTTTATGAGGTAGAACACGCCTCAAATGCCAAAGATAGACTGCGAGCCTTACGGGATTTGGGTGAAGTTGACGGAATTGACGCATTTAAGAAGCGTTCTGAGGTCACAATGAAGGTGCAGAGCATCGAAGAAGTCGAAAATGAGCTATTTGAGACCCTTTCTAGCCTAAAAAAGAAGGCAATTGACGTAGAAGTTAAGGAAATACCCTCTAAAAAATGACTGCCCTGCATAAATTAACTGCGCAGGACATAGAAGAGCTTGAAAAAGCTGTTCCTACGATGCCTGAAAAGAAGAAAAGGCGGACTTTAGAGCTAATTAAGACGTATAAAACCAACGTAACTCAAAAAGCAGGGAAAGAAAATTTCCTTGAATTTATTGACCATGTCTATCCAGGCTATAAAGTAGGTGAACACCATGAGAAATTGGCTAGAATTTTTGAAGAAATTGCTGCAGGCAAGAAGAAACGTGTTGTCGTTAACATTGCTCCGCGTCATGGGAAATCCGAACTTATCTCCTATCTTGCACCCGCATGGTTTTTGGGTAAGTACCCTCATAAGAAAGTCATTATGGCTTCGCATACGGCTGATCTTGCTGTCAATTTCGGTCGTAGAGTTAGGAATCTCGTGGGTTCAGACTCTTATAAAGAGATATTTCCAGCGGTAGAGCTACAAGCTGACAGTAAATCGGCATCTAGATGGGGGACAAACTTTAATGGAGAATACTTTGCTATTGGTGTTGGCGGTGCTTTGGCTGGTAGGGGTGCAGATTTGTTTATTATTGACGACCCTCACTCTGAACAAGACGCTAAGCAAGGTCGAGCAGATGTTTTTCTACCAGCTTGGGAGTGGTTTCAATCTGGTCCTATTCAGCGTCTTATGCCTGGCGGGGCTATTATTGTCGTGATGACACGCTGGTCAAAGCTTGATTTGACAGGACAAATTGTCAATCATATGGTCAAAAATGAGGATGCAGAAGACTGGGAAATAGTAGATTTTCCTGCGATTATGCCTTCAGGTAAACCGCTTTGGCCCGAATTCTGGTCTCTTGAAGAGTTATTAGCAAAGAAGGCTTCTTTGGATGTGCGGTACTGGAATGCCCAGTATTTACAACAACCTACCTCAGAAGAAGGCGCTTTAATTAAGCGGGAGTGGTGGCAGATTTGGGAAAAAGATGACCCACCCATGTGTGAATTTGTCATTATGTCTTTAGACGCAGCTCAGGAGGCGAACAATCGTGCGGATTACAATGCGCTCACAACGTGGGGGGTGTTCTTCAATGAAGAAACGAACAATTACAACATCATCCTTCTCAATTCCATTAAAAAACGGTTGGAGTTCCCAGACCTCAAAAAGCTTGTACTTGAAGAGTATAAGGAGTGGGAACCAGATGCGTTTATGGTTGAAAAGAAGTCCAATGGGGCGGCTCTCTACCAGGAATTACGGCGCATGGGCGTACCAGTCGGGGAATTCACACCTGGCAAAGGTCAAGACAAAATCTCTCGCGTTAATGCTGTATCAGATTTGTTCTCGGCAGGGATTGTCTGGGCGCCAGAGCATCGGTGGGCGAAGGAAGTGATTGAGGAATGCAACGATTTTCCTAGCGGAGCTAACGACGATTTGGTAGACTCAACAACATTAGCCTTATTACGATTTAGGCAAGGTGGATTTATTCGTCTGCCCAGTGACGAACCAGAAGATGATTTTTTATATAAATACGGCAGACGTAAAGCTGCGTATTACTAAGGATAAATTATGTCAATTGAAAAAAGTTTATACCAAGCCCCTGTCGGACTAGACTCTATTGTTGAAGAAGAGCCTATTGAGATTGAGATTGAAGACCCAGAATCAGTAACCATTGGCATTGGCGGGATGGAGATTGAGATTGAGCCAAGAAAAGAATCAGCAGAAGACTTTGACGCAAACCTTGCGGAGTATATGAATGAAGGTGAGCTTACTGAGATTGCTGGTGATTTACTAGGTGACTTTGACGATGACATCTCAGCACGTAAAGATTGGATTCAGACCTATGTAGACGGACTTGAACTACTGGGTATGAAGATTGAAGAGCGTACAGAACCTTGGGAAGGTGCTTGCGGTGTGTACCACCCACTACTTTCTGAAGCCCTTGTAAAGTTTCAGTCTGAGACCATTATGGAGACATTCCCAGCCGCTGGTCCAGTAAAGACAGTAATTGTTGGTAAAGAAACCCCTGAGATCAAAGACGCGGCTCAGCGTGTTCAAGACGACATGAATTATCAGTTAACAGATGTGATGCAGGAATACCGACCTGAGCATGAAAGAATGATATGGGGCTTGGGTTTAGCGGGTAACGCATTTAAGAAAGTGTATTACGACCCACACATGGAACGTCAAGTCTCTATGTTTATCCCAGCAGAAGACATCGTGGTTCCATACGGGGCTTCTAATTTACAGAGTTCCCCACGCGTAACCCATGTGATGCGTAAGACAGAAAATGAGGTTAAACGGCTGCAGTTTGCTGGCTTTTATAGAGACGTAGACCTTCAAACCCCTAGTGGGGCTTTAGATGAAGTAGAAAAGAAAATTGCCGAGAAGATGGGTTTTCGTGCGACTTCAGACGACCGCTACAAACTTTTAGAGATGCACGTAGACCTAGACCTGCCTGGTTACGAAGACAAGGAAGACGGAAAAGAGACAGGTATTGCATTACCTTACGTTGTAACCATAGAAAAAGGTACACAGAAGGTTTTGTCTATCCGCAGAAACTGGAGACCCGAAGATGAAACCAAACAAAAAAGGCAGCACTTTGTACATTATGGCTATGTGCCTGGCTTTGGTTTTTATTGCTTCGGGCTTATTCATTTGGTCGGCGCCTTTGCTAAGTCGGGTACTTCTCTTATTAGACAACTCGTTGATGCAGGAACCCTATCGAATCTGCCAGGTGGCTTTAAGACCCGTGGCTTGCGGGTCAAGGGTGATGACACCCCAATAAGTCCAGGAGAGTTCCGTGACGTTGATGTACCAAGCGGGGCAATCAAAGACAACTTGATGACCTTGCCATACAAGGAACCAAGCCAGGTTTTATATAGCTTACTTGGAACTATTGTTGAAGAAGGCAGACGCTTTGCATCGGCAGGGGATATGAAGGTTAGTGATATGAGCGCACAGGCTCCTGTGGGGACGACTCTAGCGATTTTGGAGAGAACCCTGAAGGTGATGAGTGCAGTTCAGTCAAGAATTCACTATTCGATGAAACAAGAGTTGCGGTTATTGAAGGAAATAATCCGTGACTACACACCTGACGAGTACAGCTATGTTCCAGAAGAGGGTACACCCAGAGCCAAGAAAGCGGATTACGACATGGTGGACGTTATTCCAGTCAGTGATCCTAATGCAGCTACGATGGCGCAGAAGATCGTACAGTACCAAGCAGTTCTCCAGTTGGCACAAGGGGCGCCGCAGATTTATAACCTGCCGCAGTTACACCGCCAGATGCTCGACGTTCTTGGCATCAGGAATGCGCAAAAACTTATCCCGCTACAGGAAGACCAGAAACCGCGTGATCCGATTTCGGAGAACATGGATGCGTTGATTGGCAAACCGCTAAAAGCCTTTGCGTACCAAGACCATGATGCGCATTTGATGGCTCACAATAGCTTCTTGCAAGACCCGATGACTCAACAAGTGATTGGGCAGAACCCCATGGCGCAGCAGATTGCGGCGTCATTGCAGGCACACATAGCAGAGCATTTTGGCTTTAAGTATCGTCAACAGATTGAGCAGCAAGTCGGTGGACCGATACCGTATCTCAAGGATGACGAAGAGACCTTGCCACAAGAGTACGAGATTCAGTTGTCTAGATTGGTGGCTCAGGCTTCCCAGCAGTTGTTGGCACAGAATCAGGCTCAAGCTGCGCAACAACAAGCTCAGCAGCAGATGCAAGATCCAATTATCCAGATGCAGATGCAAGAACTTGAGCTTAAGGCGAAGGAACTTGAACGTAAGATGCAGAAGGATCAGACCGATGCAGCCCTACGGCAAGAACAGCTGGATATTGATCGAGACCGTGTCATGATCCAAAGTGAGCTAGAAGGTACTAAGCTAGGAGCGAAGATGGCTAAGGAAAAAGACGAGCTAAATCGCAGGGAGCAGATGGAAGGCACACGGATGGGTATTGATATGGCACATAAAAAAGACCAGATTGATACTCAGAAAGGGCAAATAGCTGCACAACTAATAGCAGCTCAGATGAATGCGGCTAAACAGAAAAAGGATAACAAATGACAGGGTTAGACCTATTAGGTAAACAGTTAGACGAGAAAGCTGAGCAGTTAAAGAGTGCTGTGGTGGTTGGAAACATGGACCACATACAGTACCAAAGAGTTTGTGGTGAGATTAGGGGTCTGCTCATTGCAAAGGGCTACGTATTAGACCTCAAAGACAAACTGGAGAACACGGATGAGTGAAACAATCGACTTAAATAAGGCGGTGGATTTGGCGCAGCTGCTTGATAAGTCAAACGAGCAAAAGGCAACACAACTCCCTAAACCTTCTGGATATCGCATTTTATGTGCTATTCCTGAAGTGGAAAAGGAACACGATGGTGGAATTCTGAAAGCTGATGAGACGCTTAGGTTTGACGAACTTCTAACAACGGTGTTGTTTGTAGTGGATTTAGGTCCAGATTGCTATAAAGACCCAGCAAGATTTCCAACGGGAGCTTGGTGTAAGAAGGGTGATTTTGTCCTTGTAAGACCAAATGCTGGTACTCGATTAGTTATTCATGGGCGGGAGTTTCGCATCATCAATGATGATTCCGTAGAAGGTGTAGTTGACGATCCTCGTGGCATTAAACGTAAATAAGGAGTAGACGATATGGAAAACTATAAGTTTCCTGATGAAATAGATGAAGTAAAAGATGAGGGTAAACCCGTAGAAGAGGAAGTAGAAGCTAAGGGTAAACCCGTAGAAGACGATAAGATTGAAATTGAGATTGAAGACGATACCCCTGTTGAAGATAGAGGACGTAGAGCTTCAAAACCTGATTTTGTTGAAAAGGTTGAAAAAGACGAATTAGACCAATATTCCCAAGAAGCACGAAGCAAAATTGATGCTTTTAGGAAGTTTTACCATGACGAGCGTAGAGAAAAAGAAAGGGCGCTGCGGGAGCAACAAGAAGCAGTAACCCTAGCTAAAAACCTCTACGAAGAGATAAAACAGCTTAAAGGCAGAGTCAATTCTAGTGATGAAGCGGCAGTTAACTCCTTTAAAACGAGTGCTGAGCAAGAACTAGCAATGGCTAAGAAGGAATATAGAGAAGCCTATGACGCTGGAGATTCGGAAAAATTAGTCGAAGCACAGGATAAATTAACCTCTGCCAAGATGAAAATTGAGAAGGCTTCTAGCTACGCTGAAAATATAAATCAGCGAAAGGCTTTACAAGAGCAAGAAAATGAAGTAAAAATACCTCAACAGACGGAAGCAGCGCCTGTCCGTGACCAAAAAGCTTCGGCTTGGCAAGAGCGTAACTCTTGGTTTGGTCAAGATGACGAGATGACAAGCCTAGCCTTAGGGCTACACGAGAAGCTTGTTAAAGAAAACGGACTAGCATATGCGACCACTGACGAGTACTACAAGCGCATAGATGAAACTATGCGTAGGCGTTTTCCTGAAAATTTTCAGGATGAAAAAGTTGACGATGAAAAAGTCGCGGCTCGCGTAAAACCGAGTACAGTTGTTGCCCCTGCGAGTAGAAGCACCTCTTCAAAGAAGATAAGATTGAATACGTCACAATTATCTATAGCGAAGAAGTTAGGACTAACGCCTGAGCAATATGCCCGTGAACTTATGAAAATGGAGGCCTAATATGGCTAACAACAGATTGACCCGTGAAGTAGATACCCGTGTAACAAGCGAACGTCCTAAGCAGTGGGCGCCAGCAGAATTACTCCCTGAGCCAGATAAACAGGCTGGGTATACGTATCGTTGGATTCGTACTTCTACGT